GCGCTGGCTACGCCGATCCTGATGCCTCACACCATCGTCGGCCGCTCGCTGTTCGACCAGACGCAGGATCTGCAGCAACTGGGATCGGTCTTGACGCGCGGCCTCCTGGACAATCTCTACATCGTGAACCGGCCGCGTCCGGTCATCAGCGATCAGGTCAATCTCGACAGCCTGATCGACTGGGTCCCGGGTTCGCCCATCCGTCTCAAGCCCGGAGCGCGGCCAGGCGACAATCACGTCGACTGGCTGCAGGTCCCGAATGTGACGGGGGCCGCGCTGCAGGCGCTGGAATACCTGTCGACGGTGAAGGAGAACCGCACCGGGGTCAGCCGCTACAACCAGGGCCTCGATTCCGACAGCCTGAACAAGACTCTGGGCGGTATCGACCGCATCATGTCGGCCGCGCAGCAGCGCCAGGATCTGATCGCGCGTGTCTTTGCCGAGACGGCCATCAAGCGCCTCTATCGGCTGATCTATCGTGCCATCAAGCGCGCGGCGAGCGGACCGGTGGCCTATTGGCCCGAGCGAGGCACGTCCTTCGCGAATTGCGATCCCAGCCAATGGCCTGACGACCTGGCGCTGTCGATCGACGTCGTCGGCATCGGCAACCAGGAGCAGGCACTCAGCCACCTCGCTCTGGTGGCGAACCTGCAGGAGAAGCTCATCGCACTGCAGGGCGGGCGTGTCAGTGGGCCGTTCATCACGGCGGAGAACGTCGCCAACGGTGCGCAGAAGCTCGCCGAAACACTGGGGTACAAGACACCCGGGCTTTTCTTCCAGCCGCCCGAGAAGGTGGCGAGTCTCCCTCCGACGGCTCCGGTGCCGGCGTCGGCGCCGCCTCCCGACCCAGGCCTGCAGACCGCTCAAATGCAGATCGAGCTCCTGCGCGAGGCGGCGAGCGTCGACGCCCAGATCAAGCGCGAAAAAGCCCAGGCAGACATCGCCGTTGCCGCGTTCAAGGCCCGTCAGTGGGCGGAAATCGAACGATTCAAGGCTGGCCTGAGGGCCGAACTGAAGGGCCTCGAAACAGTCAACGAAAATGGAGGGATACCGGATGAACGATGAACGGGAGAGGAAATATCGGCACGCCCGAGAATTGCTGGCCGAAGCCGGCTGGCTGTTCGACGACTTCGTCAACAACGAGATGCGGCGCGTGCTGACCAGCGACCCCGACGACATGACGACGCGGGAGATTGCCTACAACCGGGCACGCGTCGCCACCGAGATCAAGACTTCGCTGTCGGGCTTCGTCGAGGAACACGAGGCGGATGTGCAGTTGAAGGAGCGTCGTGAGCAACTGAAGGAGAGCCTGTATGGCCGTAGAAATTGAGACCGAGGTGCCGTCATCCATCGACTTGGATCGAGCTGCAGCATTGATGACGGCTGCCGATCGAAGTGACGATCCCGAGCACGAAGCCGAGACCGCAGCCGAGGACGAACAGCCCGAGGACCGTGTCGAGGCGGCGGAGGATGCCGCGCCGGAGTTCTGGAGTGCCGACGACAAGGCTGCTTGGCAGGACGTTCCCGAGCACATGCGCCCCGTCCTGCACAAGTACGAGCAGCAGCGGATCGCCTTCGTCAACGAGAAGACTCGCGACGCCGCCAAGGCACGCGAAGAGGCGGCGAAGTTCGCACGACATGCGGGTGGCGCTCTCGAACAGGCCGTGGCCTGGTGGCGGCAGAACGGGCCGTCGATGCAGCGGGCTCTCGCGAACAAATGGTCCCAGGTCGACTGGAACAAGCTCGCCACGGAGAATCCCGCCGAATGGGCGCGGCTCAGGCAGCAGCGTGACAATGAGGGGGCGCTCATGGCCGAAGCTGTCCGTCGCGGCCACGCCGATGCCGCCGTGGCCACCGAGCGCGGCCGGCAGAACTTCCTCGAGGCCCGGGATGGCGAGCACGCCAAGCTCGCGGCGCGGATGCCCGATCATTTCGGGCCGGAGCGGGCACGGCAGACCTACGACGAACTGGGCAAATTCCTCAGTTCGAAGGGTATTTCGACCGGTCGCATCAACGCGATCTACGAGGCGCCGATCATCGAGCTGGCGCTGGCCGCCATGCGCTTCGAGCAGGCGCAAACGAAAGCTTCGTCCGTGACGGGCAGGCCCGGCACGGTGAACACAGCCGTGAAGACGACATCGACCCGCGTCGTCCCCGGACCGGCAGCGACTGCCGGCAACCGGAACGCCGATGCGGCCCGACAAGCCGGCGAACGGTTCAGGAAGGGCGGAGGAACCTCGATCGCCGATGCGGCCGAGCTCATCCGGCTGAGTGGTCTGTAAGCGGACCACACAATCCATCGATCCAACCACAGGAACCCGAAATGGCTGCACCGACCAATACCTTCACGACAGGCGGCGCCGTAGGCGACCGCGAATCGCTGCACGGCATCATCTCCGTTCTCAACAAGGATGAAACGCCCTTCATCAGCACGATCGGCGCGGGCGAAGCCGAAGCGACCTACGAGGAGTGGCAGCTCGACACGCTCGGCAACGCCGACACGACGAATGCCCAGCTCGAAGGTGACGATTCGACGGCGAACGCGATCACGCCGACGACGCGCGTCGGCAATCGCACGCAGATCCTGAAGAAGCCCTTCACCATCTCCAACACTCAGGAGGTGGTGAAGAAGGCCGGCCGCGACAGCGAGATCAGCTACCAGACGGCACTCGCGGGCCGACGCGCCAAGATGGATCTCGAAGCCTTCTGTTGCCAGAACCAGGCATCGCGGGCGCAGTCCGGCGCCAACGCTCGCCTGCTCGGCGGCTTCGAATCCTGGCTGATCAGCAACGTGTCGCGTGGCACCGGCGGCGCTTCCGGCGGCTTCAGCGCCGGCAATACGACGGCGCCGACCGATGGCACCCAGCGCACGTCGACCGAGACGCTGCTGAAGGGCGTCATCAAGGCGGCGTGGACCGCCGGTGGCAAGCCGACGATCCTGCTCATGGGCGGAAGCCAGAAGCAGGCCTTCTCGGCCTTCACCGGCATCGCCACGCAGTACCAGGAGCCGAAGGGCAAGGCGGCCACGGTGATCGGCGCGGTCGATCGCTACGTCTCCGACTTCGGCACGTTCAACGCCATGGCCAGCCGCTTTGTTCGCGGCCGGGAAATCGAAGTCGTCGACCCGTCACTGTGGCGCCTGCTGTGGTTGCGCCGGTGGAAGAAGGAAGAGCTGGCCAAGACCGGCGATGCTCGAAAGTTCCACATCGTCGGTGAAGTCACCCTGGAAAGCCGCAACGAGGCGGGCAACGGCATCGTCGCCGACCTCACCTAGGCACTGCCACCAGGCGGCGGACGGGGCTTCGGCCCCGTCCCTCATCCCTGCTTCCAGGAGACCTGCCATGGCTAAAGCAAAATCCCGGCCGCGGGCCGATGCCGAAAATCGGCGCCTGGTACGCGTTAACGACGGTCACCTCTACCTGCCAATCGATGCGGACGGAAATGTGCCGCTCGATTGGCAGGAAGCCGCCGACACCGCGTGCATCGATTTCGGCACGCAGCTGTGGAGGCCGAACGACCTGATCGCCTGCCTCACCGGCCGTGTGGAGATCGTCTGATGTCACTGCCTTTCGGAAACAATACCCTGACGGGCATGCAGTCCTGGTGGCACCAGGACGGCGCAGGTCATTGGGCCGTCGAGAGCGTCCAGGACACCAGCCCGATCATCGACCTTAATCGGGAAGCCCAGAACCACTGCGATCCCCGCAATGCCGATCGCGACATTCGCCTGGTGGCGCGCATCCCGCTCATCATCATCGAGAAGTGGCGCAACGAGCTTGGCGTCGACTACTGGAACGCCGATCACCAGGCGAAGGTCGACGCATTGCTGGCCGACCGTGAATGGTGCTGGCTGCGCACCGACTTGGGCAATGCCTGCCAGGTGCTGCTGAGCCGATGCCCCGAGCCGTTGGTGATCGCATGACCACGATTAGCCCAGTGAACCAGGTCACGCCTGGTTTCATCGCGGAGCTGGACGCGAATTTCGCGGCGATCGGGGCGGCACTCGTTGCGGCGGTAAGCCCAGGTTCCGATGGCAACGTCACGTTGCCCGGCGCTCTCAACGAGCAGGCATCCTCTCTCGCCTCTACGGCAACCGTTACCATCGGCGCAGCGAACGGCAACTACATTGCCATCACGGGCACCACCCAGATCACGGCATTCGACGTGGCACTCGCCGGGGTGCGTCGTACCCTAAAGTTCGCGGGCTCGCTGACGATTGTGCATAGCGGGATCTACATGATCCTTCCCGGCGCCGCGAATATCGCGACGGCAGCTGGCGACATCGCCGAATTCGTGTCGGAAGGGTTCGGCAATTGGCGCTGCATCCGATACCAGCGGGCGACGGGCGACGGCCTGATACCTACCGGATCGATCCGCGTCGATGTCGGCCAGATCAGCTTGAACAGCAGCAACACCGATTACCCGGTGGCGATCAAGCTGCCGGCGGGTCACCTCGGCTATCGCCTGTCGAGCGTCGTTCTATACGGCGCATCCGGTAACATCAGCACTGGCACGATCGGCCTCTACTCAGGCGCCGGCGCCACGGGTGTCGCCATGATCGCCGCCGGCACCGCCATCGCCATCACGACCGCGGCGGCGGCGACGTCGCTCGGATCTCAGACGATCCCGAACGCGGTCAACATGTGGTTCGACGCCACGGCGAACGCGACGCTCTACCTCCGTGTCGGTACTGCGATCGCCGGTGCGACGGTGCGGGCCACGATCATCCTCACGCCGCAGCCCTGATCATGAGCTTCGACCTCCCTTACACGTTCAGCTTCGGACCCGCGCCTGGCCGTACCTATGGATGGCTCAAGGCCGCGGTGCCGGCCTGGCTCGCGCGCTCCGGCGATGCGCTGCTGGACAGCCGTTTCGATGATTTCCTGATGAACTGCGAGCGGCGCCTCTACTACGGCTTCGCGACCGACGATCCGGGCAATCCGTTGCGCTCCGACCCGCTACGCATTCCGGAGATGGAGACGGTCGACAGCGCCTTCGAGTTGCAGGCGACCGTCGCGCAGCCGGCGACGTTCCTCGAGCTGGTCTCCGTGCAATTCAACGGCCCACAGGGTCCGCTGGAGATCGTGAGCCAGCGGACGCTCGACGGCTACGGTCCCCGCAGCCTGGGCGGCGTGAAGCTCATCGCGGTCTCTGGCACGAATTTCCGGGTCCTGGACGATCCAGGAGGCGCGACCTGCACGTTGCGCTACTACCAGAGGCTGGTGACGCCCACCGGCTCGACGTCGAACGCCATCCTCGCGGCGTATCCCGACGTCTACCTCCATGGCTGCCTGATCGAGGCCGCGATCTTCACCCAGGACGAGGTCGCCGCGCAGCGCTACCTGCAGCTCTACAACGCCAGCGTCGCCGGCCTGAACGCCCGCAGCCAGCGCCTCACCGCGTCGGCCGTGCCGGTGATCCGGGTCCGCGCCGGGATGATGCCATGAGCGCGGCCGTCATGCCGTCGAGGGATCGTCTTTCGGCGGCTCGTCTTTTGTCCCCGGCGACAGGAATGGTGCGATCGCGTCCTCCGACACGAATTTCGGCGGCGTCGTCCCTACGGGCTGCGGAAACACAGGCTCACGTATCTGGTTCTGGTCATGATCCTTCCCCGCCATCAGATACCAGACGTGCCGCTGGAAGACCTAGTCATGCCAAAATGGGTCATTGGGATCCAGCGGCACCTTGGCGCGTCGCGGCCTGTCACCTGCCTGGAGCGAGCTCGTTTCCGGCTCTCCAGAGGCATGTGATGCCGGGTCGTTGGCATCGTCTGGCCGCTCGTCTTCGTTTGTTGCGACGGTGGGTCACTCCTTCTTCGGATCACCGTCGGGAACATCCTTGGATTGAATATCTCTACTGCTTACGCCGGGCCCAGGTTCGAGCTGGAGTCGGCGGAAGCTCGGCTTTCTGTTCGGATCCCATTCTTTTCCTCCCGACATCACTTTCCACCACAACTTCTGAAGTTCCGGGTCATGCCAGAACGGATCGTCGGGATTGTCCAGCCGCGGGTCTTTCGCCATTGGAAGCTCCAGTGAAGATACACGCAAGGGTTGCTGAATTGTATCACTGGATGCGGTGCGCAGCCAGAAAGGAGTCCTGACAAATGGCCGATCCGATTGATTTCCTCACGGGACGCCCGATGCGGTGGGGTTACGATACGAACACGGCGCCGGAGGGGATGCGGGACGTCTACCGAGCGCTGGCGCCCAAGCCTGGGACCTTCTACGGCGATGTCCTTCCTATCGCCGTCGATCCTGATCATTCGTGGCGGCTGGCGATGCCGAACTTCGTGCGCGATGGCCTGTTGGGTGTCGCGGATCTGCTGTCCGGCACGGAGACTGGGGAGGTCACGGGGCGCGGCGCCTTGTCGCTGGGATTGAGTAGCTTGGGCGCTGGCGCGACCACGGCACCACGGGGTGCGCTGGCGGCTGGTGGGGCAATCTCTCATCTGGCAATGGACACTGCCAGTCGCGACGCACGCGCGCGCGGTATGGGCTTCCTATCTCATCCAGGAACAGATGATTTCGTCACCGTTTATCACGGTACGAACAAAGAGATATCACCCGGCTTTCTTCTGAATCCGCCGACTCGGGCGACAAACGCGGCCTCGGCCGAAGCGGGTATCTGGACGTCCGAATCGCCGTCGGTAGCACAAGGGTATGCTGAGCACGCTGCTCGGGCGGGGGAAGGGGAAGCAAACGTACTGCCTCTCCGGGTGCGGGCGCACAACATCGGAACTCTGCATCCCACTCCGGAGCTGACGGAACTTCAGGTTCTTGGGGCATTGAGAGACGCCTGGGATGCCGCTTACGATGCAGTGCGCGTTCCATTTCCTAGCACGCTGGAGGGTTTGCCGGCGACCACCAATTGGGTGGTCAAAGAACCGAGCCAGCTCCGTTCGCCATCTGCTGTCTTCGATCCCACCAAGCGCGACAGCTCCGATCTGATGGCTGGTATCGCAGCGCCGGGACCTGTTCTCTCGCCGCCGGGGGCATCGTCGACAGAAGCGGCTCCCGCCACATCGACGCCGTCGCCATTCGTCACGACCGACCTCAGCAAACTCAATAGCGCCGATGTAACGGCTGGCGTAGCGCCTGGCTTGATTGTCGTGCCCCCTTTCCTGCCTTCGCCAGCAGCCGCCACGCCTAGTCTTATCTACCAGCCACCGTCGACGCCCGCTCTGCATGTCGACCAGCCCTTCACGCCGGACTGGGCAAAGCGGCCCGAAGACAGGGTGTACTAAATGCGCTCTCTCAAAAATCGATCCGATTGCGCCAGGGACGGGGAGGGCTGAATGGCCACGATTCCCTTCGCCGAATGGCGGCCCGATCAGCCTGCGCTCAGCCAGTGGGCGCGCGAGGCGCTGAATGTCGTGGCGGGTGAGGAGAGCTATCGGCCGCTGAACAGCTTGCTCGGCGTGTCGAACGCGCTCGTCGCGCGTGCTCAGGGCGCCGCGTGGTTCCGCGGCGCCGCTGGCCAGACCAGGATGTTCGCCGGCGATGCGACCAGGCTCTACCTGTTGTCGGGGACGACGTGGTCGTCGGTGCCACAACTTGCTTCTACCAGGACCATCACGGCGATCACCAAGGCCAATCCCGGCAAGGTGACGGCGACCGGCCACGGCTACAACACCGGGGACATCGTGCAGATCTCCGGCGTCGTCGGCATGACACCGGTCAACGGGCGGCTCTTCACCGTGACGGTGGTCGACGTCAACAATTTCACGATCGGCGTCGATACATCGGGCTTCACGGCCTACACGTCCGGTGGTTCGGCGCAGAAGGCGACGAGCTACCAGACGCCGGCCGACGGAACCTGGCAGTTCGCGCAGTTCGGTTCGCTGGCGATCGCCGTGAACGGAGTCGATCCGCCGCAGAAATTCGACCTCACGGTGGGCACCAACTTTTCCGCGCTGGGCGGTAGTCCGCCTGTGGCCAGCTTCATCGCCATCGTTCGGGATTTCGTGCTGCTGGGCAGGCTCGGCAGCACGCCGCAGCGCATCCAGTGGTCGGGCTTGAACAATGCGGAGGCGCCATGGGTCAGCGATCTGTCGACCCAGGCCGACCTGCAGGACCTTCCCGACGGTGGCAATGTCACGGGCCTGGTGGGCGGTGAATATGGCCTGATCTTCCAGGAATCGGCCGTGCGGCGCATGACCTACGAGGGGGCGCCGGTGGTGTTCCGGCTGGACAAGATCGCCAATGACATCGGCGCCAGCGTTTCAGGCAGCGTGGCGGGGCTGCTCGACATGGCGTTCTTCCTGCACAAGTCGGGTTTCTACATGGTGCAGGGCGGCCAGACGGTGACGCCGATCGGCCGTGGCAAGGTCGACAAGACTTTCTGGGCCGAGTTCGACGAAACCAACCAGTTCCGCTGTTCGTCGGCGATCGATCCGGTGCGCGGGCTCTATGTCGTCGCCTATCCGGCGAACGGCAGCAACGGCACGCCCAACCGCCTGCTGATCTACAATTGGCGATCGCAGCGCTGGAGTCGCGCTATCCTGGCGTGCGAGCTGGTATTCGGCGGCGTCAGCCAGCAGGGCTATACGCTGGAACAGCTCGACGCTTTCGGCGATGGCACGGTGGATGGGCTGCCGTACCCGCTCGACAGTTCGTTCTGGAGCGGCACGGTCTCGCTTCTCCTGTTCGGCTTCGACACCAGTCATAAATCCGGGTCGTTCTCCGGCGCGTCCCTGGATGCGACGGTCGAGACGTCGGAGTTCAATCCCGGCAACGGCAAGCGTTCGGTCATCCGCAGCTGTCGGCCGCTGATCGATGGCGGGGCGCCGGCGATCGCCGTCGGTGCGCGTGAGACGCAGCAGGCGGCTGTTTCCTATGGCACGCCCATCGGCCTGACGTCGGCCGGCCTGGCGCCCCTTTATACCAGCGGCCGTTACTTTCGCGTCCGCGCGACGATCCCCGGCGGTTCGACCTGGTCGAACGCCCAGGGGATCGATGATCTCGATGTTCGGCTGGCGGGTGCGCAATGAGCCTCCCGGCGCTTCCCGTCAATGCCGACACGCGGTCGATCACCGATCGGGTCAATGTGTTGATCCGCGACTACAACAATCCGCCGGCTGCAATCGCCCCGCAACGCTACGTGCCGGCGGGTACGGTGCTGCCGTTCGGCGGCGCCACGGCACCGGCAGGCTTCCTGCTGTGTTACGGCCAGGCGGTCTCGCGTACCGGTTATGCCGATCTGTTCGCCGCGATCGGCACGGCCCATGGCGCCGGTGACGGGTCGACCACGTTCAACGTGCCGGACTATCGCGGCCGGACGCTGGCCGGCCTGGACAATATGGGCGGCATGGCGGCGAACCGTTTGACGTCAGGCGGCTCAGGCATCGCCGGCACGACGCTCGGTGCGGTGGGGGGCGTCGAGACAATCGCCCTGACGGTGGCGCAGATGCCAGCGCACAGTCACGGCATCAACGATCCCTCGCATACCCACCTGTATGGCGTCGGTGGCATTCCGGCAAACGGGGTCAATGTGCGCGGGACCTCGGGTGACGGTACCAACTTCGGATTTGCATCAACCAATAACGCAGTCACCGGCATCAGCATCCAGAACGCCGGTAGTGGGGGCGCGCACAACAATGCGCAACCTACCGGCATCCTCAACTTCATGGTCGCAACATGAGCGACTTCAACTGGACCTTCACGACCCTGGCAACCGAGACCGTTGGTGATCTCCGACAGGTCGTGCGGACGGTCGACTGGCGGCTCACCTATGTGCCGACGGGCGATATCATCAGCGGCACGGCGCAACTCGGCGATCCGGCACCGTTGGGATTCACCCCGTTTGCGGAGCTGACGGCCGACCATGTTCAAGTCTGGGTCGAGCAGTCCCTCGATCTCGATGCCGTGCAGGCAATCGTCAGCCGGGCCAAATCGCCACCTCCCTGGAGCGCCACATGACTGTTTCGCTGATCCGGGCTGAGCATGTCGACCTCGTTTGGCCCTCGCTATGGCCGTTGCTCGGGCGCGCGGCACGACTTCCGCCAGGCCGATCGGAGGCCGAGGTGCGTGCGGTCATCGACAGCGGCGATGCTCAGCTCTGGGCGGTGCTGAAGGGCAAGCCCATCGCGGCGTTGACGACACAGATCACCTTGCTGCCGGACAGGCGCTGTCGCCTTTGGTTGATCGGTGGTGCCGGGATGGCCGGATGGGCAGGCGAACTGCTCGCTGTGATCGAACCATGGGCCCGGTCACACGGCTGCAACTGGATTTGGGGCTACGGCCGACGAGGCTGGAAGCAGATCGCGCAGGCCATGGGCGGCGAGCCGATCGACATGCCGGAAGCCGGCAACATACCCACTTGGGGAAGGAGGATCATCTGATGAGCGGCGGCCAAACACCCAGCACCGAGGTGCAGTCGACCAACAGCAATTCGAATTCGAACAGCACGAGTTCGACGGGACCGAATTCGGCGATCTCCGGCATGTTGGGCAATCTCGCGAACACTGCCGGAGACTGGTTCAGCCAGAACCCGACGGCGCCGGCCTATCCCGCGCAAACGGTCGCGCCGCAAAGCGCGGCTACCCAGCAAGCGCTCAATTCGATCGCCAGTTTCGGCGCGTCGGGCGGCAACGCAGGCCTCAACAATCAGGGGCAGTCCCTGGTGTCGAGCATCCTCAACGGCGATTTTCTCGATGTCGGCAGCAATCCCTACCTGCAGGGCAGCATCGCCGCGGCGAACGCGCCGGGCACAGCCCAGCTCATCAACCAGATCCTGCCGGCGAACGATTCGCAGTACGAGGGGATGGGGCGCCCGGGTTCGGGGCTCAACGCTCAACTCAATCAGCAGGCGATCAACAACCTGCAGACCACCCAGGCTGGCGCGGCCGATCAGACCATGCTCGGCGCGTACCAGAACGCCCAGAACCAGCAGATGACGGCACTCGGCCTGCTGCCGTCCTTCCAGAACATGGACTACCAGAACCTCAATGCCGAGCTCGGGGCCGGTCAGGCGCAGGACCAGTACCAGCAGTCGCTCACGGATGCGGCCGTCCAACAGTATCTCTACGGCACGACGGCGCAGCCGAACTGGCTGCTCAATGCCTCGCAGATCCTGCAGGGCATCTACCCCGGTTCGCAGACCACTGGCAGCAGCAACACCAGCGGCAGCAGTTCCGGATTCGGTAGCGCCACGCCCTCGAGCAATCCGACGGCCTCCGCGATCGGTGCCGGAACCACGATGGCGGGCATCGGCCTCTCCGCCGCCATCGCCTTGTGACGGAGGCCGCATGATGCTCGACATCAATTTCTCTGCGCTCTCCGGCCACGACCGTATTGCGCTGCAGTTCAGTGGCGGCAAGGACAGCCTCGCGCTGGTGCATCTGCTGCGGCCCTATTGGGACCGGTTGACGCTCTACCACGTCGATACCGGCGATCTGCTGCCGGAGGTTTGCGCGATCGTGGCGGCGGTCGAGGCCATGGTGCCGTCCTTCGTGCGTATTCCGACCGACCCTGGGACGTGGATGGCGCACTTCGGTCTGCCGAGCGACCTGGTGCCGACCAGCAGCTCGCCGATCGGCTTGATGATCGGCGCCAGCCGGCGACCGATCGTCGATCGCTTCACCTGCTGTTGGGCCAACATCATGGCGCCGCTGCACCAGCGCATGGTCGTGGACGCGATGACGCTGGTCGTCCGCGGCACCAAGCGCTGCGACATGGCGCGACTTCCAGCCGAAAGCGGCGACACCAGCCTGGGCTACGCGCTGTGGCTGCCCCTGCAGGATTGGTCACACGAGGACGTCTTCGGCTACCTGCGGGCAATCGGCGCGCCGGTCTGCCGCGTCTACGACGATCACGTCAACGCGCCGGAGTGTGCGACCTGTCCGGCCTGGTGGTCGGAGGGGCGAGCCGCTTACCTCGCCCGGCATCACCCGGCTTTGTACGACGCGTACCGCGCCAGGCTCGTGACGGTCGCCAACGAAGTGAAACCCCACTGGCTCGCTCTCGAAAAGGAGATGATTTGATGCCGATCAATCCAAGTCCGTTCTCGCAGTACACGCCGCAGCTTCTGGCTCAGATCGCCCAGGGCGCCTTCCACCAGGCATCGCTGATGCCACCGTCCCAGGCGCCGGGACTGATGAACCTG